GTTGACCCAACTATGCAACCTGATCCAAATTCAGAATGCATAGCTAAACTACCTCGCAGCAGTTCAAACAATCATTACTACTCAAACTTGTGACGCCCTTGAAAGACGTGTGCATTGCTACACACAAAATTCCACTATTTACCGAATCCAGCAAATAGCTTGTAAACTTTAAGGGTCATCAAAAAGTTTGATTCGGCAAATGATCATGCGCCTTTCGACGCCACACCCGGCCACAGGGTGTAATTTTATTTAGTTTTCCAGTTAAGGAACTGGTGGGACTGCCTCGTAGTACATGGGCGGCAGACCCGTAAAGAAGTAAGTTTGGAAATCTTCTCCAATTGCGCAATGAGCATCAAAAGCTGTATCATCGCCCAACGCACCGAAGATTCTATAATCAAATCCTTCATTATAATCCAATGTGGTTGTTAAGTCCTCAGCTTTACCTGGAGAAAACCTGTATAGCGAATAATACGGTACTTCAAACTCTACATTTGGATTAATAAGACCCGTTTGATACAAACTACCTTCTACTCCCGACAATGGACGACTCGATTGTGGATAGGTCCCTTCGCGTGTCATAACATTTTGCGCTGCTTGTGCATCAGTAGTGAATACGGCTCCTAATGTAACATTCTTTTGATAACCTAATTCACCTACTGGCACACGCTGTATATATGATACTGGACCTCTGTTTTCTTCTCTATACCCACGTAAGAGAAGTTTCCACCTTATCGATCCTCTCCATCCAGAAAATGCATACGTAACCCAATGCAATAATATAGTATTACAATAATTATACGGATTAGCAGCTCCAGTAACATTGACAGCTCCAGTCACGTTTCCCCTTAAATAAGGATACATGTTTCTTCTGCCAAAATGCACTGCATTGCTAAACCCACTAGAAAATATTAAATTCTGGTGTAAATTATAACGTTTTAACAGGCATCTAAAACTTGAAATAGACTCTCCTGTATATACTTTATTAATTAATGCATGATTAGTGGTACCTGGTCCAACACTAGTTGCTTCAGATTGCTGTGGCGCAGAAGGCTCAGCAGTCATTTCACAATCTGGCGTATGTTCCACACCACTTTGTGGTTTAAATACAAAATTCTGAAAATTGCCCTCGGGCACGAAGACCTCAAAATCGTCGCCCATACTTATGTATACATTGATATCAACATCATTATTAACCGTTGAATTCGGCGATGTTAACTCATTCACTACATACATACCAATCACTCCATTACCTGGACCTTTCGACGTAAACGCTGAATTGCCGTACAGCGTAGTCACACTATCTAATCCAGGATTGGAATGTGTTAGTAATGTAGTAGGTTGTCCATTTCCTATTTCTATAGTAAAGTCTTTCTTATCAGCAATATCAATAACTTCCAAATAATTGACATTATACTCATCTCCAGACGCTAAGAAATTAGGATCATAAACAATCTTAATCCTACCTTTATGAAATGCAGATGCTACAATCTGAAACCTGAATCTCATCTTACCTGTCCAGTACTTAAATGGCAATGAAGCCATAGCACTAGCAGGAAAATGAAAACCAACAGGTGTCAGCGAGTCTTCTGCCCATAAAGTAGGACTAATTCGTGAGTTCCACAACAATGTTTCAGGCGCTGAACCTATAGACCAAGTGAAAGAAGTTAAATATGACTCTCTCTTGGCTATCTCCTTAATATTTAAAGGATCGGCCGCACCTAAACCTGAAATTCGCGGATCAATTGATAATTCCTGTTTATCATCAATCGTCAACTTGTGCAATTGGTCTGGTACCGTTGTTAAAGCTAAGCTAGATATTGGCACTGGCTTATAAGGATCTGGATCCTTCGTAACCGGTGGTCTACAATAACCTAGTGCTTTAGCAATATTGGCAACCATACCTGCACCTTCTGCTGTCGCAGTGGCAAAAGGGGCTATCATGGGAACGCTTCCTAAAACTGTGGCTGCTTTCTGAACTGCCGTAGCAGGTCCAGAAATAAAACCATTAGCATTCGCCATGTCCACCTCTTTACCAGACTGAGGAACAATTGTATTAGCATTAACTCCGGTTAATACAGCCATTGATACATCTTCGAGCCAAGCGAACACTGTTACTGTCACTGACTCAGTTGCACCATTGGCATGTTTTAAAGCCTGAATTGACCTAATAGTCAATTGTCCTAATTCTGCCCACTCCGATGTAGGTACATCTAAATAATTTTTGTAATGGAAAAATGGCAATTTCATATTACCACCTGTCGACAATGTCGGATCTAAAAACACATGAGGTTGTTGCGTTGCTTGTACAACGTCCTCAGGTATCAAAGCCCTATTTTGCGACAATGGATCTTTACTCGCAAATGGCAAATAACTAGCAATAGCTCTGCCATAAAAGAATCCGTTACCATTTATTACCAATTTCAAATTTAATTTAGAACGCAATAAGTTAAAATTATTAACACGATTAATAACCCTAGCATTTTGTAAATAAGCCTGCCAAGGATTAATCTGAGCAAATAATGATGTACTGGTTGCCCAATCAAATTCGCCTATCTTCACTGGACGCGAAAGAAAATTTGCCAGTGAAGCATCAGTCGAATCCATTAACTTACGTGTCGGATCAATATTTTCATCAACTGCATACATATATGGATCTTGTTGATCACCAAAATTCGCATTCTGATGACCAGTGTCATTAGCAACTGTCATTAAACTCACATCGGCTGTGACACCTGATTGTGGTTTAAAATCATCCTCCTTTGCTAATTCCTTCGCAATATCGTTATATCGAAGCATCGAAATGTTTCTATATAACTTTCTCATGTCAGCAGGACTTATCGTCCTGTCTCCGTGATATGACCTGTTAAGATCACACTGACTCTCCCGGTCGTCGTTTTTGCTCTCTATTTCTAAAGAACGATAAACGTCGTCGTTGTTTTGTTTGTTTCTAATATATTTACTAGTGGATAAATATTTTATTGACTCATCACCATTCCTATCCAATATGGGTGAGCTGTATATTTCCGTAAAGTCCTCTCCACGTAAATAATTGTACAAAGCCTCCAATTGTGTTTAAACATACAAATACACAAATTGTGGTAATCCAATTGTACAACTCAATTTTGCTGGCCTCAGATTTGAAACTGGCACTCGTTTATAGTCGGAGTTAGACTTCACCAATATATGTTCCTCGCCAATTCAAAACACGGTCGTTGTATGTCTCGTCCAACATAGTACACATATGAGTTATGCCAGCCTTAGCGGCGACTTCTCTCATTTGTTTCCTACGCATTTCGTAAACATTCTCACCGTGATTGAACCACTCCCGTAAAGCACCATCTATATTGGTAGCGCATGCTTCCTTTGGAGTTAATGGCGCATTCTTGGGTCGCAAATAACAATGCAAAGACTTCATTATGCTTGAATCTAATAAAGCCCCTACGTGCGCACCCAAATCGGCATGATACACACTGAATCGTTTCAAAAACTCAAAGTTCTCAGGTTCTAAATAATCACTCAACTCACTATCCTTGTCCGGCATAGTGTATTTCTGACCATACTTTTCTAAAAACTCTGAACATCCCTTAATATTAAAATTAGGAAATTTCTCCGAAACTGATCCAATGTTATCATCACCATACGTCATGATCTTAGCTGCATCACGAAACTTTATGTCTGATGAATACTGTGTATAAAAATAAGCTCGCAAATTCAAGCTACCACAAATTCCATTTAATATCACTGTTAATGAATTACCTGAAATATGTGTGCCTGATTGCAAACCCACTAAATCGCCATTAAAGGCTATTAATGAATACACAATATCACCAGCCATAGCACTCATGATGTTTCTATCTTCCTGACTGTAGCCCATAACTTCCGCCAAATCGATCAATATTCGCAATGATGCTATTAACAATTGTGAAGGTAATTTTTGGTCATATTTACTATAATCACCGCCAAATAACCTTTTATCACCAAATGTCATAACATGATTGTAAAAATCGTCCCATTCTGGACCATGGCAATTAATACCAACAGCACACTCAGAAACTAATGGATTCATTTGAAGGAAACGAATAACTGGTAAATAATATCTCCTCACTAAAAATGTGAGAGCTATTGGATTACCATAAAATATTCTACACTTTCCCTTTGCTACAGGCAAAGCTTCATCCTTCTTACAAGCCTTAGCTATTGTATAAGCACGTTGTCCGCACTTATAATAGCCTAAAACTCGCTCAATATCATCCATAATCTCCTGTGTAAACATCCTCTGAGGATTCCCTTCCTTCGTAGGCTCTAAATCTATAACGTACCTTGATTTAGGCCCCTTCAAGGGATATCCTATTGATGTCTGGATATTAATAGCGTCCACGAATCTACAACCTGGTATACCATTAACATTCTC